CGCCGACTGGCTGAACCGGGACGACCTCACGGCGACGATCCCGGACTTCATCTCGTTGGCCGAGGCGCAGCTCGAGCGCCGGCTGCCGGTGCAGAAGCGCACGCAGCGCTCGACGGCGACCATCGACACGCAGTTCTCGGCGCTGCCGTCGGACTTCGTGTCGGCCAAGTCGCTGGTGCTGACCTCGACGGCGCCGGTGCAGCCGCTCACCTTCCTGACCGAAGACGAGATGGACTCGAAGAAGTCGGTGTACCAGGCGACTGGCCGGCCGCTCTTCTTCGCGCTCATCGGGAGTCAGATCGAGGTATTGCCGATTCCCGACACCGGGTACACGGCGGAGCTGACCTACGTGGCGACGCTCGCCAAGCTCTCGGACGCGAACACCTCGAACTGGCTCTTGGAGCGGCACCCGGACGTGTACCTGTACGGGGCGCTTTTGCAGGCGGCGCCGTACCTGCGCGACGACGAGCGCGTGGCGATCTGGACGCCGCTCTATGGGCAGGCCATCGAGGACATGATCTTGCAGAACGAGCGCGCGGCATTCAGCCAGGGACGCATGGCGATGACGGTGCGGCCGACGCGGGTGATCCCGTGAACATCGCAGAGCTTGGGACGGTGCGCGTCTTCACGACGGTGGACCGTGGGTTCACGCCGGAGGAGATCGCCGAGCGCGCCATCGACAAGATCATTCACGTGGGTGAGCGGAGCCACCCTTTGCTGTTGGAACAGGCGAAAGCATTCCGGGAGCAGATTCGCGCCGTGTTAATCCACTACCTTGCGGAAGCGCAGCAGAACGAGCGGATGACGATTGCCGCCAAGCTGCGCGCCGCCGGGCATTCCTCAATCGCAGACTTTCTCGGAGAACTCTGATGGCGATCACGCAGGCTATGCCGACCTCTTTCAAGGTCGAGCTCTTGAACGGAATCCACGCCTTCGGCACCACGGTGACCCGTGGTAGCACGGCGGCTGACACCTTCAAGTGTGCGCTCTACACCTCGTCGGCGACGCTTGATGCGTCGACCACGGTGTACAGCACCACGAACGAGGTGGCGACTGGCGGCGGCTACTCCGCGGGCGGCAACACGCTGACCACGGTGGCGCCGACCTCGAGCGGCACGACGGCCTTCACGGACTTCGCCGACACCACCTGGTCGACCTCGACCATCACGGCGAACGGTGCGTTGATCTACAACAGCACTCAGTCGGACCGTGCTGCGGCGGTGCTGGCCTTCGGGTCTGACAAGTCGTCCTCGGGCGGCAACTTCACCATCCAGTTCCCGGCCGCGGACGCGTCGAACGCCATCATTCGGATCGCCTGACCGTGATTCTGCTGACCAGCACGTCCGACCTCATCCGGCTCACGACGAGTGACGCTGGTGCGGTTCATGTGCAGGCGTCGTATGTGGACCTGAGCGGTACCACGGTCACGCCGGGGCGCACGAATACCGTCATCTCGACGGCTACGACCACAACGGTGGTGGGGTCGCCTGCATCCTCGACGCAGCGCAACCTCAAGTCGCTCATCGTGTTCAACGATTCCGCGACCGCTGCGAACAAGGTCACGATTCTCCACACGGACGGCACCACGGCGGTGGACTTGTATCAGGTTTCGCTCCCGGCGCAAACGGGTGTGGTCTACACCGATGGTCAAGGCTGGACGCTCTACGGCAACACGCGCCCGACCAACACGCAGACCTTCAGCGCCAACGGCAACTGGAACAAGCCCACGGCCTTCACGCCGAAGGTGGTTCTGGTTCGCGCGTGGGGCGCGGGCGGTGGTGGCGGTGGCGGTGGAAGCCTGAGCACGGCTGTTGTCACGAAGGGCGGTGCAGGCGCGGGCGGTGCGTGTCGCGTGGAGGCCATCTTTACGGCTGACGCGCTGACCAATACGGTGAGCGTGACCATCGGCGCGGGCGGCGCTGCGGGTGCTGCGGGTGCTGCGGGTGCTGCGGGTGGCGATGGCGGCATCGGTGGCAATACGACCTTCGGCGGCTACCTCACGGCGTATGGCGGTGGTGGTGGAGCGGGTGGACAGATTTCGGCGCTTGCCACGGGCGGTGGCGGCGGCGGTGGGTGCCATGCTGCGGGCGGGTCTGGGTCTGGTGCGACTAATGGCACCGGAGGACTGCCGACCGGAACCGGCCCCGGTATCAGCGGGCAGGGCATAACCGGAGTCAATGCCGCCTCGACCACGCATTACGGTTGGGAGGGCGGCGGTGGGGGCGGTGGCTCCACAAGCGCACCGGCTGGCATCGCGGGCGGCGGCTCCGTGTGGGGCGGCGGCGGCGGTGGGTCTGGCGGTCATCGAAGCGCAACGCCTGCGGTCGTGGTGGCAACGGCTGGCGGCGGAAATACTTCTTCTGTTGGCAGCGGCGGCGCGGCAGGCACGAGCGGCGCGACTCCAACTGCTGGCAGTCCCGGCTCGGCTACCAACGGCGTGGCAGGCGGTCAGGGCGGCGGCGGCGGCGGCTCCACGGTTACGGCCTCGACCAACGGCGCTGCGGGTGGCGCGGGTGGTCTTGGCGGTGGCGCAGGCGGCGGCGGTGGCGCGGGCAACGACCCCGGCACGGGCGGCGCTGGTGGCGTCGGTGGCGACGGGTACTGCATCGTAATGGCGTGGTGACGCCGTGATTCTGCTTACCTCGACGGCGGACAAGGTGCGGGTGGTCACGGGATCGGCGGGGACGATTTCCGTCCATGCGTCATTCGTTGACCTCTCCGGCACTACGGTCACGCCTGCCCGCACGAACACCAGCATCACGACTGCGACCACGACGGATGTTGTGGCATCGCCTGCGTCCTCTACGCAGCGCACGGTCAAGGTGCTGTCCGTGTTCAACGATGGCGCAAGCCAGACCGTGACGGTGCAGCACACGGACGGCACGACCACGGTTGACCTTTGGGCGGGTACGCTCGCCGCGCAGTCCGGCATCGTGTTTGATGAAGTCTGCGGGTGGAAACTGCTCGGCGCGGAAACGCCTGCCGACATCCAAACGTTCACGATGCCCGGTGGTCGCTGGAACAAGCCGACCTCTTTTCAGCCGTCATTCGTGCTGATGCGTGCATGGGGCGGCGGCGGCGGCGGTGGAGCGGGAGCGAGCCTTGCGACTGCTGTTGTCGCAAAAGGCGGCTCTGGAGGCGGTGGCGGCGCGATGGCGACTGCCATCTTCCCTGCGGCGCTTTTGCCTGATGCGCTCACGGTTGCGATTGGCGCGGGAGGGGCAGCCGGACTTCCCGGCGCTGCGGGCGCTGCGGGTAGTAATGGCGTAACTGGACAGCCCACACGAATTGCGACTTCAGGAAATGCGACTGCCGCAGGATTTCCCGCGTATCTGTTTGTCGGCGGCGGCATCGCAGGGAACGGCGGCGCGATTTCTGCCGCCTCAACCTCTGGAGGCGCTGGCGGGTCCTCTCATTCGGGCGGCGCGGGGACTGTCTCAGGCGCTGGCTATTCGATGATTGGCATTGCGGGCGTTAGCAGCGCAACCAACGGCCCGGCATGGGAAGGCGGCGGCGCAGGCGGTGGTAGTAGCAATACGCCTGTCTCAAACGCTGGTGGCCGTTCACAATGGGGCGGTGGGGGCGGTGGTTCTGGTGGGCATCACAACGCAACGCCTGCTGTTGTCGCGGCCTCTGCCGGTGGACTGACTGGCCCCACGGTCGGCTCGACTGCATCGGGCGGCGGCGGCGCTGCGGGAACCTCTGGCGCGACTCCGACTGCGGGCGCAAACGGCATCGACGGCACCAATGAATACGGCGGCACCGGAGGCGGCGGTGGCGGCACTACGGTTGCAGCATCTACGGCTGGTGCGAACGGCGGTCGCGGCGGCCGCAACGGTGGCGGCGGTGGCGGCGGCGGTGTTGGAATGAACCCCGGCCTCGGTGGGCGCGGCGGTCAAGGTGGCGACGGTTACGCGGTGATCATGACATGGTGAACAAGAAGCGATTTGCAATCGTGCGCGAGGCCGATGGCTTCGTGGTCAACGTAACGGTGTGGGACGGCATCACGCCGTGGAACGACCTGCCCGATGGTCAGGTGGCGATGGAGTGTCCGGCGCAGGTCAGCCCCGGCTGGTCGTACATCGACGGCGAGTGGGTCGAGCCTCCGCCCGCTCCGCCCCCGACTGACCCGCCTCCTTCAGATCCCCCCATAGAGGAATAACACATGACAACGCTCGCTTCACGGCTTTTGCAAGATGACGTTTCCAGCCTTCCAGACTGGTCGGTGGCGGCTGCTCTCAACGCGCCGGACATAACGCTTCCTGTTGTGGTGTCTTGGGAGCGCACTGCGCTCGGTATCGGCGGCATCATGGACGCGCTTGGTCCGCAAGACGGCGCGGCACTGTTGGACAAGGTGCAGGCTCTTGCATCGACCAACGCGGTTCTGCGGTGGGGTTTCCGCGCATTGGAGAGCAGTGGGCTAAATCTTTCGTTCGCCAGCACTCGGGCGCAATTCAATGAATTGACAACTGCTGGTGTGCTGACTGCGGCGCAGCGTGACGCGCTGTTTGCGTTGTCACGGCGAGAGCGGTACCCCTCGTGGGCCGAGTTCTACAACATTAAGGTCGATGCCCGCGCCGTTGGCTTGGCTCGCGGCGCGAAGGAGTAAATCATGGCAGTCGCAAAATGGGCAACGCCTAGCGCCCGCAGCAGTAACTTTGCAGGTACAACGCTTAACTCGTTGGCGAACGGATCGGAATCGACCCGCGTCACCTACGACAACAGCACGGCGCGTGACTTGTACGGGTTTGTCACCGTCAAACTTGGCAGCATCACGCCCTCGACGGGTGGCAGTATCACGCTGCGAGTGACGGCGAGTGACGGCACAGACCTCGGAGATGCCGCCGTCAACGGCGACCTCTACACGATGGCGCTCACCTCCGGCGCGTCGGCAAAAATCGTCAACATCCCGCTATTCCGGCTCTACCCGTTTTCGCTGCGCTTCAGCATCGTGAACAACGCGGGCGTAACGCTTGCGTCAAGCGGAAATGAAATCTATGTGGCCGCGTTCAATGAGGATGTGACCTAAAAATGCCCCGCGGCGTTTCGCGCGTTGACGAGGCTTTGCTGCAGCGTCGGCTGTGGACGCCTGCTGTGCTGCGCCCAAGCGCATGGTTTGACGCCGCCGATTTGTCCACAATTACTGTTGCTACTGGAATTAGTGAGTGGCGAGACAAAAGCGGCTTCGGCAATCATGTGTCGCAAGCAACTGGTGCAGACCAACCAGCATATACAGTTCGCGGCCTGAATGGATTGAATGTGGTTACTTTTGACGGGTCCAGCGATTTTTTGACAAATTCTACATATTCGTTTCCGACTGTTTATAGCATCTATGCTGTAGGCAGAAGCAACGCATCATCATACGCAAGGCTTCTTAATGTCGGCGGAACTACAGATACAACCGGCTTCGTTGGTTCTAACAGTAACAATTACGCTACATTTTTTGGAAATCAGGTGACTTGGAACGATGTAACCGCCAATACACCAAATCAGTCTGTTACATCAACTTCAATACTTGGGATTGTCAAAGATGATGCAGTTGGTGGGGCAGCCCCATATTTTAATGGAACTGCCCAAAACACAAAAAATGGCACAACGGTCTCCGCGACAGGATTTGTTTTGGGTAGAGGAACAGTAGGAGCCGGATCTTCAGACCAGCGTTGGAATGGAATTATTGCTGAAACAATCATCCTGCCTGCGCTATCCACTACTGCCCAACGCCAATCTATTGAAGGATATTTGGCGTGGAAGTGGGGTCTGGTGGCTAATCTGCCAGCCGCGCACCCGTTCAAGAACCGCCCGCCAGTTATTTGAGATTGCCCCGTGCCGCTGCGCGTCAGATTTCCAAGCATCGCGTTTTCTCCCGCCGCGGTAACCGGGGCACGGGTCGGCACATTTGACCCGCAACTGGAGCCTAAAGCGTGGTTTGACACGCAGGCGCTTCCAGAAGGCTGGTTTGTTGATGACCTGATCCCGCAGCCCACCGGCAGTCCGTACACGCTTACCGCCAACGGCGGCGTTTACTCGTACAGCGGCAATAACGCTACGCTGACCTATACGCCCATCGGGGCGTACACAATCGCCGCAGATGGCGGGACGTACTCGTACACCGGCAACGCGGCTAATGTGCTGTTCAATCGGCGGCTGGTGGCCGATGGCGGCACCTACACCTATACCGGCAACAACGCCAACACGCTGTTTAACCGCCGACTGGTAGCCGATGGCGGCGTTTATGCTTACAGCGGCAACAACGCCGCGCTGATATATACGCCCGTAGGTGCGTTTACGCTTTTGGCTGACGGCGGGGTTTACTCGTACTCGGGTAACAACGCCAATTTAGTATTCTCTGCAACGCCTATTGTGGTGATTGACACCCATGACGGCGATCAAAAGCGCCGCAGGAAGTTTGACGATGACACCGAAGCGCGAAAGCGGCGTCGGGCGCAGATTCAGGACGCATACGAGGTGCTTTTGGAGGGTCGCCCCGAGGTGGTGGCGGCTATCGCAGCCCCCTTTGTGGATGCGCCCAAAACGCCCGGTATTGCGCTACAGCCCGCGACCGTAAATTGGGACGCGCTTTTGGCTGACTTGGAGGCTACCAATCGACTTTACGAGGCGTATGTCGAAATGGATGACGAGGAGGTACTGTTGCTTTTATGAAACGCACTTACGTTTGGAATGACGGCGAGTTGGTCGAGCGGGTAAAGGGCAAGGGTGGGCAATACCATTATGTGCAGCCCGATATCACCCCGTACAAGTCCATGCTCGACGGCAAGATGGTTACCTCGCGGTCGCAGCATCGTCGGATGTTGAAGGCTTACGGCTGCGTGGAGGTCGGCAACGATGACCCGACCAAGCATTACCGCGCCCCCGAGGTAAAGGACACCCGTAAAGAGCGGTTGATTGCACAAGTTCAGAGCATGACGCACGCCGAGGCTAATCGCATCCTCGACAGACTGCGTGACAATGCGCGATTCACCAATGATCCCCACAGGAGAAAGTGATGGAAGATACACGGCGCGAAAAGTTGGCAGAGCAGTTTGAGGGCGTGGAAACCGTAGCGGAGTTGTCGGGCGAACAGCCCGAAGCCCCGAAGCCCGTTGAAACGGTGCGCGACGAGTCGGGGCGGTTTGCTCCGAAGGTAAAGGCAGAACCGCAGCACGAAACGAAACCCGAGGTTACGGAGCCTGCCGAGGAACCCGTATGGCGCAAGCCCCCGGCATCGTGGAAAAAGGACTATCACGAGTATTGGGCGAAGGCTGACCCCAAGATTCAGGAATACGCATGGCAGCGCGAGGAGCAGATGCGTAAAGGCGTCGAGCCGTTGCTGTCAAAGGCGACTTTTGCCGACGAGATGAAGGAGGCCATTGCGCCGTACGAAACCACGATTGCAGGTCTTGGCATCAAGCCCGCGCAAGCGGTAAAAGCGTTGATGGAGGCTGACTACACCCTCCGCACGTCCTCGCCTGAACAGCGGGTCGCGTACTTTCAGCAGTTGGCGCAGCAGTACGGGGTAAACCTCGGCGGCGTGCAGCCTGCCCCGGCTGTTGATCAAAACCTTTACGCGCTGCAGAACCAGTTGGCGCAGGTTCGCGGTGAAGTTCTGACGTGGAAGCAGCAGCAGGAACAGCAACAGAACGCGGTGTTGCTGTCGGAGATTAACGACTTTGCTGCGAAGGCTGAACACTTTGAGGATGCACGGCCTGTCATGGTCAACCTGCTGCAGAGCGGTTTGGCATCCACACTTGACGAAGCGTATGATAAAGCCATACGCCTAGACCCGGCGCTTTTTGAGCGAGTGCAGTCCGCACAACAGGCTGCAGAGCAAGCGAAGAAGGCAACGGAGTTGAATCGTGCAGCGAAAGCGGCACGGGCGGCTGCGGTCAGCGTCAGAAGTTCCACACCCGGAACGAACACGGCTCCCAAAGCGCAAGATCGTCGGTCTATGTTGGCTGAAGCATTTGACGGCCTCGCAGACCGTGTTTAATCACTTGATACAGGAGTTTTAACATGGCATTTGCCAATTCCAGTATCAGCGATATCATTGCGACCAACATTCAGAGCCGGTCGGGTGAACTCGCTGACAACGTGACGAACAACAATGCGTTGCTTCGTCGCCTGAAGGAGCGCGGGAACGTCAAGACGTTCTCGGGCGGTAACGTCATCCTTCAGGAAATCATGTACAACGACAGCACCACGAACAACACGAATTCCTATTCGGGTTACGAAGTGCTGAACGTCGGTCAGAACTCGCCCATTTCGGCGGCGCAGTTCAGCATCACGCAGTACGCTGCGGCGGTGACCATCTCGGGTCTGGAAATGATCCAGAACTCGGGGAAGGAGGCCATCATCGACCTTCTCGACGGTCGTATGTCGGTTGCTGAGGCGCAGTTGGCCAACCGCATCAGCGGCGACCTGTACGGCGACGGCACGGGCAATTCGGGCAAGAACCTCACGGGTCTTGCTGCGGCTGTCCCCGATGCTCCGTCCTCGGGTACCTATGGCGGCATCAACCGCGCCACTTGGTCGTTCTGGCAGAGCAAGAAGTTCTCCGGCGTGACCGATGGCGGCGCTGCTGTCACGGCCTCCAACATCCAGCAGTACATGGACTCGCTGGCGGTTCAGTTGGTGCGCGGCACCGATAAGCCTGACCTTATCGTGGCTGACAGCAACTACTACCGTCTGTACCTCCAGAGCCTGCAGGCCATTCAGCGTATCTCTAGCGAGGGCTCGGGTATGGCTGGCGCTGGCTTTGCCTCGCTGAAGTATTTTGGCGCGGGCATGGCTTCGGACGTGGTGCTGGACGGTGGTATCGGTTCCTCGACCTACAACAGCGGGTCGGGCAACGCGAACCACATGTGGTTCCTCAACACCAAGTATCTGCACTTCCGTCCGCACAAGGATCGGAACTTTGTGCCGATTGGTGGCGAGCGTCAGTCGGTCAATCAGGATGCGGTCGTCAAACTGATTGGTTGGGCCGGTAACCTCACCTCGTCGGGCCCGCAGTTTAGCGGCGTCCTCATCGCTTAATAGGAGCAACTACCATGACTTTTTCAGTTACTCCGGTTATCGGTGCCGCGCTGCTCGACAAGGCCGACACCAACCTCAACTCGGCTGGCACGGCTGTTCCGACTATCGGGCCGCTTGGTCTGCAGGTTTGGGGTGCAAACGGTCGTCGTTATGTGTTGGCGCAGGCCAATGCGACGATTACCGCTAGCACCGCGACTTGCACGGTCAACACGACCACGTTCCTTGTCACGGCGACGGCTGGCTCGTACACCTCGCCTCCGGTCGCTTTGGCGACTGGCGACGTGGCTTGGTTCAGCGCGACTAGCGTGTAACCCACAGGGGGCGGGGTAAAACCCGCCTCCTCCTTTCAGGAGAGCAGAATGGCATATCCTTCTCGCGTCTTGGGTTCGGGTCAGCCGGGTTCGACGGCTACGGCGATTTGCGGCGATGTTGCTACCGGCCTTACGGCTGCTGGCACCGACTCTGCAACGGCGCTTGCGCTGTCGGCTGTTAACAATGTCGTCAGCACTACCGCTGCAAGCACGGGCGTTCGCCTGCCGCCTGCGGAGGCCGGTGCGATGAGCGTTGTGGCAAATGACGGTGCGAACTCGCTGACGGTGTACCCGGCTTCGGGAACCATTGACGGCGCTGCTTCCGTGGCGATTGCCACGACCAAGCGGCGCGTGTTCGTGGGTACCAGCCCGACCACTTGGATTAGCGTCCTCGGCGCATGACGATACCTAGCCGTGTGCTAGGTGCGGGGGCATCGGCGCTATCGACCGTAGCAATCTGCGGCGATGGCGTCGATGACCTTACCGCGACGGGTTCAACGCAAGCCGATGCGCTGCAGTTGACCCATGTTTACAACTCGGTGGACGTGACGCCATCGGGATCTGGCGTGAAGTTGCCGCCGACCGAAATGGGCGCGGTTATCTACATCGCTAACAGCGGCGCCCATGCCCTGACGGTTTACGCGCATGAGGCGGCAACCACGATTAACCAGAACCCTTCCGCATCGGTCGCCCGCGACCATGTGAGCATCTTTTTTGCCGTAGCCAACAACAAGTGGTACGGCGTTGCAGGCGCTAAAGCATAATCCCCACAGGAGTAAACCATGCTTGATTCTGACGTTTCTAACGCGGACTCTTTCCTTCACGTTGAGTTTTACCTGTCCGACCTGAAGGACTACAAGGGTCAGCCCTTTGTCCGCATCATGGTACCGGGCGACAAAACCAACATCGTCGAACAGCCGGTGCGCGATGACCACAAAGAGCGGTTCCCGCGTCAATGGCTGCACTTTCAGATGCAGCAGAGCGACGGCGCTCCGGTGATCGGAACGCCCCTTTCGGACTGGCACAGCGCCGCCCCTGACGAGTTCAATCGCTCGCAGATGGAAGAATTGCACATCCTCAAGTTCCAGACCGTCGAGCAGGTTGCTACGGCCTCGGACGCCCATATTCAACGTATCGGCATGGGCGGTGCGGGGCTGCGTGAGCGGGCGCGGATGTTCCTTCAGCACAAGAATCGTGCCGAGGCAAATAAAGAGTTGCAGGAAACCCGGGCGCAGTTGGCGGCGTTGCAGGAACAGATGCGCGAATTGGTAGAATCCAAGCGAAAGCGCAAGGAAGATTAACCCATGACCACGATGCTTCAACTTGTCCAGCAGGTGACCAACGAACTAGGCGTAAGTACGCCTAACGCGGTTATCGGCAACACCAACCAAGACGTGATTCAGATTCTTGCGTTGATGAACGCCAGCGGGTACGAGTTGTTGCGTCGGGGTGACTGGCGCAAGTTGGTGCGTCAGCACTTGATCACGACCCAATGGACGCAGACAACGGGAACGTGGGTAGACGGCTCTACGACGCTCACGGTGCCATCTACGGCGGGACTGGATACGACCTATCAGGTGGTAGGCGAGGGCATCCCTAATGCCACCTACATCAGCGTAGTGAACAACGGCACCACGGTCACGCTCTCGCAGGCTGTTACGGCTGACGGAACGGGTGCCGTGGTGACTTTCCAAAAGGTGCGCTACGACCTGCCTGCCGATTACGATGCCATCATCCCGCGCACCCAATGGGACAAGAGCAAGCGTTGGGAACTGCTCGGCCCCGAGGACGCGCAGCAATGGCAATGGCTGCTGTCGGGCTATATCTCGACCGGCCCGCGTATCCGGTGGCGGTTGCTCGGCAAGTATTTTCAGATTTGGCCGGGTATCTCGTATGACGAGGTGCTTGGCTTTGAGTACCGCAGTAACGCATGGGTCGAGGATGCGGCGGGCGCGCCAAAGACCTCGTTTACCGCCGACTCGGATACTTGCATCTATCCCGACCGCCTCATGGTGCTGTCCACCAAACTCAAGTACTTTGAGGCAAAGGGCTTTGACACAACCGCCATGTATCGCAACTACTTGCAGGAACTTGAAACCTGCATCGCGCAGGATACGAGCGCGGCGAACCTGTCCTTTGCCCCGCGACCGGGTACGGTGCTGATCGGGTACGACAATCTCCCTGACAGCGGCTACGGGATTGACTGATGGCGCGTCGGCAACTCATTCAGCGTAATGCGGCCTCGGTTGCGTCCCTGCCTGCCCCTGTGGGCGGGTGGAACGCCCGTGACTCGCTTGCGAACATGGATGAAACCGATGCGGTGACGCTGGAAAACTTCTTTCCCACCGTGTCGAGCGTTGTGCTGCGCGGCGGGTACGAGTCTTGGGCGACCGGCCTCGGCGGTCAGGTTGAAACGCTGATGCACTACGCAGGCGCTACGACGAGCCGCCTTTTTGCCGCTGCTACGTCCCCCAATGCCATCTACGATGTGACCACGCAGGGCGCTGTAGGCGCTGCGGTGGTGTCAAGCCTGTCTAATGCCCGGTGGGAGTATGTGAACTTCACGACGGCTGGCGGTAACTTCATGTACGCCGTCAACGGGGCGGACTCGCCGCGCCTCTACAACGGCACGACTTGGACGGCAATTACGGGCGTATCGTCCCCGGCGATCACGGGCGTTACTACGACCAACCTCTCTAACGTCACGCTGTTCAAGAACCGCGTGTGGTTCATCGAAAAGAATACGCTGAAAGCGTGGTACCTGCCGACCTCTAGCGCAGGCGGTGCGGCGGCTGTCCTTGATTTGTCCTCGGTCGCCAAACTTGGCGGCGTGTTGGTTGACCTCGACACTTGGACGATTGACGCCGGATATGGCGTTGATGACAACCTCGTATTTGTGACGAGCGAGGGCGAGGTCATCGTCTACCGTGGAACCGACCCGTCGAGCGCGGCGACGTGGGCGCTTGCGGGCATCTGGAAACTCGGTGCGCCGATTGGCAATCGCTGTTTGCTGAAGTACGCGGGCGACCTGCTGCTTTTGACCTATGACGGCCTGATGCCGCTTGCACAGTCGTTGCAGTCCTCGCGCCTCGACCCGCGTGTGGCGCTGTCGAACAAGATTCAGGGCGCTATCACGGCTGCAACGGTCAACTACGGCTCGTCATTCGGGTGGCAGATTGTGTACTCCCCAAAGAATGCTGCCGTATGGGTAAACGTGCCGGTCGCCACCGGGCAACAAGAGCAGTATGTGATGAACACCATTACGACCTCGTGGTGCAAGTTCAAGGGCTGGTCGGCCTTCTGTTGGGAAATCTTTAACGGAAACCCCTACTTTGGCGGTGCCGGGTTTGTCGGCAAGGCGTGGGATGACGGCTATACCGATGGGTCGGCAAACATCGCCGGAAACTGCCTGCAGGCGTTCAACTACTTTGGCAGTCGCGGCGTCAAGAAATACTTTACCCGTGCGCGTCCCTCGCTCTTTACCAACGGGCAACCGCAAGTGCAGTTGAGCATGAACATTGACTTTGACACGATGGACACCAGTTCCGCGCTGTCATATTCGGGTTCAGCCTTTGGCGCGTGGGGCGTTGGGTTGTGGGATTCGATGTTGTGGGGTTCAGACCTTCAGATCACTAATGCGTGGCAGGGGATTACCGGCATCGGCTATTGCGGCGCACTACAGTTGAAGTCGGCATCGTCCGGCTTGCAGATTGAGTGGGCGGCGACCGATGTGGTTTTCCAAACCGGATGGGCGGGCGTATAATCACAGGCGCACCAGTTGGTGCGTGGGTTGCAGAGGTTTTAGGCAGAGGCTATTTCGCGGAAAGGTCGGAAGCGATAGGGTTAGAGCGTGACGGGCAAATTGTCGCGGGCGTAATCTACGAAGAATATTGCGGCGCGAGCATTGTCTGTCATATCGTCATCGCGGGCCGACTCACATCACGCTATTTAGCAGCGATTTTTGACTATCCGTTCAATGTTGCAGGCGTTGGCAAAATCATCGCGCCTGTATCGAGCGGAAACGCCAAAGCGTTGCGGGTAGTCAAGAAAATGGGCTTCGTCGAGGAAGGTCGCATCAAGGATGCGCGTCCTGATGGAGATTTTGTGATGTTGACGATGACACGCGATGCGTGTCGTTACTTGGACGCGAGATATGGGCAAAAAGACACCGAAGCCGCCCCCGGCACCTGATTACGCGGGTGCTGCACAGCAGCAGGGCATCGCCAACCTAGAGGCAGCGCGGCTCACGGCGCGGCTGTCGAATCCTAACGTCATCACCCCGCTTGGCGGGCAGCGCGTGACCTTCGGGCGTCCGCAGTTCAATCGTGCGGCGTATGACGCTGCGATGGCGAATTGGCGGTCGCGTCAGCCGCAGGCTACCGGCGCGCCGGCTACCGGCACCCCGCCCCCCTCTGCCCCTGTTGATATCGGCGGTGGCGCGATGCAGCCCGGTGGCGGCAGTCAGCGCGTGGAGATGGGCGGCGAGCCTATGGGCTTGTATGGCGGTATGAAAGCCGAAGGGATGCCCGCTGCGCGGCGTCAAGCGTTGGGATTGGACGATGACCGGGAGTTTTCGCAGGGATTCACCACGCTGCCCACCGGGTCGCAAGTTCCGACCGCGATGCTTCTCGGCGGCGGTCGCCTTGATGCGTCCGGCATGGGGCCGGGGCAGATGCAGCGGTTTAATCAGGGCTACGGCGGCGGCGAGTACATGGGCGATGTGATGCCCACCCGCGATATGTTTACCGAAATGGTGGACTTGGATACGCCCATGATTGAGCAGTATCTAACTCCCGAGGCGCAGGCGACCCTAGAGGCGCAGCAGCGGGTAGAGCGTGCGCTGTCCGGCCTCGGTGAGCAGGCCATCGGGCGCGTGTCGGATATCTACGGCACCAACTTTACCCCGCAGGGGCTTCCGGCGCAGCAGTTCAGTTTCGGCGGGTACGGCGACATTGGCGAGGCTCCCGATCTCGGCGCGATGGGACAGGCCCGGGCGGGCGTGAACGCGCTGCCGGTCAACTTTGGCCCCACGGCGGGGCAGTACGGACTCGCGCAGGGTGGCGTAGGCGCTCCGTCGCTTCGCGGTCAGTACGACCTCACGGGCGTGGGCGATGTTGCCCGCGCACCGGGCGCTGCTGCGGCGATGCAGGGCGGGCCGAATGCGCCGGGGCTGCAGGGGCAGTTGGATACGTCCAACCTTGCCGCGATGCCCGTAAACGCCGGTATGACGGCGCAGCAGGCCATAATGTCGCGCCTTGACCCACAGTTGCAGCGTCAGCGGGCGCAACTTGAAACGCAGTTGGCGAATCAGGGTCTTGTCCGTGGCGGCGAGGCGTTTAACGCTGCCATCACGGAGCAGCAGCAGCAGGAAAACGACCTTCGGACGCAAGCGGCGTTGCAGGGATTGAACCTCGATATGGCGGCGCGTCAGCAGGGCTTGGGCGAGGCGCAGGCGTTGGGTGGGTTTGCCAATCAAGCGGCTCTGGCGGGCTTTGGCGCGGGCCAGCAGGCCACCGCAGCGCAGAACGCGGCGGCGCAACAGAACTTCCAGAACGCTCTTGCGCGTCAGGCTGCGGAAAACCAAGCGCAGGGGCAAGCGTTTGGGCAGCGGGCGCAGGCCGGTCAGTTTGGCAACGAGGCGCAGTTGGCGGCGTTCCAAGCGGCGATGCAGAATCAGGCGGCTGGCAATCAGGCCATCGCGCAGAACTTCCAGCAGGGCATCGGCGCTGCGGGGGCGTACAACACCGCTGCCGGTCAGCAGTTCGGGCAGGATATGGATATCGCAGGGCTGTATAACGCTGCCCTCGCGCAGAACCAGCAGACGGCGTTGCAGCAGGCGCAGGCTCGTGCGGCGATGCAGGGTCAGCGGTTCAATCAGGCGCAAGCGGCGGCATCGTTCCAGAACGCGCAGCGTCAAGCGGCGTTGCAGGAACAGTTGGCGTTGCGGTCGCAGCCGCTTAACGAGATTGCGGCGATCATGGGCGGCGCACAGGTGCAGATGCCGCAGTTCCAAGCCTATCAGGGCGCGGATGTGGCGGCGGCTCCAATCTTCGGCGCACAGCAGGCGGCGGGTAACTTCGCGCAACAGAACTACGCTAACCAGACTGCGGCGTATAACGCTCGTATGGGCTTGTACGGCAATCTGGCGGGCGCGGCTGGTTCTTACTTCGGGGGTTAAGGCATGAATCCGATGAACACGATGTACGCGGGGCAGGCCGACCCGACCAAGCCGCAAAAACTCGCGCAGTTGCTTCAGAACCAGACTTCGGTGCCGCAAGCGAACGGGCAGAAAAAGCAGTTTTTCAGCCTTGCGCCGACCACGCAGCCTAACCCTTACGGTGGCATGAATGGCAGATAACCGTTACAAGCAGGTTCAGGCGTTCAACGCGCCGACTGCATACGATCAGCAGATGGTCGAGGCTCGTCGCCGTCGCCGGATGGCTGAAGCCCTCGCGCAACAGGCGTATGTCCCGCAAGATGTGGGCGTTGCGCCTATCCCTGCCGCTGCACCGCTTGTGCAGGGCTTGCAGGCGTTCCTGTCTGCCCGTGCAGCGCGTAAGGCTGACGAGGCCGAGGAGAAGGCGGCGGCAGAGGTGACGCGCACGGGAGAGCAGATTGCCGGTCGGTTGGCGGGTGGCGCTCCGGTTCGCAGCCTTGCCCCTGCTGATGCGTCGGGGCTGCAAGAGGTCGCCGTTACGAGCGAATACCAGCGGTCGCCCGATGACGCGCTGCGCGTTGCGATGACCTCGCCGGGAACCGCTGCGGTCAAGGGCAATCCGATGTTGGCGGCGATGCTTGCGCGGACGATGGAAACCCCCGATGCCGAGGAGTATTACGCCCCCGTTGAGACTACCGAGGGTCTTGTGCAGTTCGGCAAGCGTGGCGGCAAGCGTGCAACCGGGATGCAGGCACCGGAGCGGCAGAAAGCCGAGGCTATGTCCGGTCTTGGGCGGTTGATTGCCGAGCGTAATGCGCTGCCCGAAGGCGACCCGAGACGGGCTGTTTATGATCGGGCCATTGACAAAGAAACCCGGCTTCCGCAAGGGCCGAGCATTCGCGTTGATACCGGACTGACTCGCGGGCAGACCTTTTCCAACGAAAACACGCTGCGCGACGAATACACCACGCAGACTGCGCCGTTTCGCACGATTTCTGATGCGTACAAAAAAATCATGTCTACCGCAGACAATGGCGCGGGCGATATGTCTCTGCTGTACCAGTATGTCAAATTGCTTGACCCCAATTCCGTTGTGCGCGAAAGCGAATTTGCAACGGCTGCGGCGTCTGGTTCGTTTGGCGAACGGGTGCAGGGCGAGGTCAATCGGATTCTTTCTGGTCAGCGCATGGCCCCGTCGCTGCGGCAGTCGTTCCGCAACGAAGCGACTAACATCTACAACAATCAGCGCAATTCTACCGAGCAAACGGCAGAGCGGTATCGCGGGCTTGCGGAGAGTTATGGTCTTAACCCAACCCGTGTTGTTGTTGAAACGCCGGATGAACGGTACGAGCGTTGGAAGCGGTCGCAGGGGAAAAGGTAATGTCGGAGTTTACGCCAGAGGAAGTTGAAGCGTTTAAGCGCAGGCTTGCCCAAGAGCAGCAGTCAAGCGCGGCTACCGCCATGACGCATAGCGTGTCACAGGCTCCAAGCGAAAAGACGCAGCCCCATGCGATGCACTATGACCCCAAGACCGGGTTCCGTCCGATTACGGGGATGGAGCGATTCCGCTACGGGTTTGGACTTGGTGCGCGAAACATTGCCGCCAATGTTGGCGAAATGCTCGGCATGGTTGAGCCGGATCGCGTCCGCGAAATGCAGTTGGAAGGTGCGCCAATTACGCAAGGCTCGCTCCCCGGCAAGGCTGGCGCGTTTGTTGGCGAAACTGCCGCGCTGTTGCCGGTCGGCATGGGCGCTGCCGGTGCTGCCGGTCGGCTTGGCATGGCTCCGCGTGGCGCGTTGTCGGGAATGACGGAAGGCGCTGTGCAAGGCGCTGTAGCGTCTGGGCCGGACAATCGTATGACCGGCGCTTTTGTCGGCGGCGCTGTTGGCGGCGCGCTGCCGTCCGCGCAGGCTATGGCAAGTGCGCTTGCGCGAGGCCGCGATATGACTCGCTCTGCGCGTAACCTGACGGGTCGAGGCGTGGAGTTGACGCCGGGACAAATGCAGCCTGATAGCACTTGGGCGATGGTTGAGGAAACCATGATGGGGGTTCCCGGACTTGGCCCCCGCATCAAGGCGGCGCGTGAGCGCGGATGGACGCAGACGCAGGCGCTAATCGCGCAGGAAGCCGCGCCACCGGGCGTCCGCGTTCAGCCCCGCCAAGACCCGCAGGCTATGTATCGTGACCTCCTAGACGCTTACGATCAGGCGTATGAGGTTGGGCGCGGGTTTCCTGTTTCGCCGCGCATTATGCGGACGCAGGGTAAAGATGTGGCGCTTTCTGACGCTTTGAAGGTTCCTGCCGGGTCGCCGGGTGACGATGCTTCGCGCAAATACGCCAATTCGTTTTTGGCAAACGAGTGGAGCGCCCTTCGCGGGCGGCAGTTGCAGAGCGATGACCTTTTTGCGTTGCGGTCGCGTATTCGCGCAGAGGCGAGGGCGCTTCGCAAAAATCAAAACGCGCCGTTTAAGGCTGCAGACATGCTTGAAAACGCCGAAAAGCGCGTAACGGAAGCATTGGAGTCGCAGTTGCCTACCGATGTGATGCGGCAGGTAAAAGACATTGACGGCAAGTATGGAAACCTCAAGGTATTTGAGGGCGCGTTGTTTCGCGCTGGCGACAGGCCGGAAGGTTTTACGCCTTCGCAGTTTTCTCAGGAAGTCCGCAACGCTACCCCGTCGCGCATGGGGTATGCCGCAGGCGGCGGGCGTATGCGGAACATTTCCGGCGCGGCAAAAGATGTGTTTGATAACCGCCAACCTATGACGGGGCGACAGTTGGCTTCGCTGCTTCCGATTGCGGGCGCGGGCGGTGCTGCCGTTCTTGGCGGCGGGCTTCCCGGTGCGGCTGCTGTTGGCGCAACTACGCTTGGCGCATCGCTGCCGTATCTTCGTAATGCTGCGGGTGAAATCTCGCGTGATGTGATTATGGGGCGCACGGCTCCGCAGGTTGCATACCGCAATTTTGAGCGCAAGATGCGCCGCGCTTTTACGCCGCAAGAGCGTGAAGCGGTTGCCCGTTTGCTGCAGACGCAGGGCGTTGTCCTTGCAACCGATCAGGAGTAACCCATGAGTTTTAACGGTTCCGGCACTTTTGTCATTAACTCCTCCGGTCAGCCGGTAGTCGCCAATACGGTAGCCTCTGCCACCGTCTTTAACGCCTTCACCGCCGATATCGCCACCGGCCTTTCGACCTGTATCACGAAAGACGGCCAGACCACGCCCACGAACAACATCCCGATGGGCGGGTTTAAGATTACTGGCCTCGGTGCAGGGACAGTTGGCACCGATGCTGTCCGTCTGTCGCAGTTGCAGGCTGGTACGTCGCAGTTGTTGGCGGTGAGCGGCACGGACACGCTGACGGCGTTGGGTACGCCTACTGTGACGGCGTATGCCACGGGCAACCTCTTTTACTTCGTCGCTGCGGCGACCAACACCACTTCGGTCACGCTGAACGTGGACGGCCTCGGCGCAAAGGCTGTGACGCGCCACGGCTCTACGGCACTCGTCGCGGGCGATATCCTCGTGGGCGAGGTGTGCCTTGTGGTGTATGACGGTACGCGCTTCCAGTTGCTTAACCCCGGCTCGTATACCAATCTCAACGTGTCGGGCAATCTCACGCTCAACGGCGGAACAACCAACGGCGTGGCGTACCTCAACGGCAGCAAGGCGCTGACCTCCGGCTCGGCGCTGGTGTTCGACGGCACGAACCTCGGCATCGGGACGAGTTCGCCGGGATACAAGTTGACCGTGCAAAGTGCGATTGACACCTACGCATTCAATATTCGCGACACCATTGGCAACGAG